TATCTGGCAACAATCAAGGTGTTGTTTTTGCAGACATATTGCAAGAATATTCCGATGACACCATGAAATCTTTTGGCGAAGATGCACTATCTCAATCAGAATTAGCAGAATCTTTAAGAGAACGAGCCCAGTTGGAAGCAGGTGAAGGTTTTAACAGAACCGGTGTGATTAACGCTTTGAATGCTCGTGCAGATTTAATCGATGCAGAGTTGGCCGCAAGAGGTGACGCAGGTCCGGTAGTAAACGTCGTTACCTCAAAAGAACTAACAGAAATGCGTTCTATTGCTTTAGATTTAGGTAAAAAGTTTTCTGCAAACAAAGAGACAAATAAAGCTAGAGTGGCCTTTGCTATGGCAGACGCCATGTTGCAAGATTTAGAAAATGCGCCGGGTAACGGAGATTGGCGTTTGGCTTACGATATGGCTAGAGCTTACTCAAGATCTTTAAACGACACTTTTACTAGATCTATTGTTGGTGACACGTTAGCTTCTAACAGGCAAGGAGGCGATAGGCTTGCTCCAGAACTTCTATCTAAACGTTTATTGCAGGGCGGTAATGATCCAACATATCTAAGAGTTGAACAGATAAACGAAATAGGTAATTTTGGTGTAAATGAGGGATTACAAAACGCAGAAACGACCGTCGGCACACTTCGCGGTGTTACAGAACAGATTCTGCGAAACGCAAGAGCTTCGGTTTTTGATTCTGAGACGGGCGTCGTTAACCCACAAAAATTAGCAGAATATATTGATGCTAATGAAGACCTCTTAAACCAGTTTCCTGCACTTAAACGAGATTTGCAAAGCGCTGAAACGGCAAATATCTTGTTGAGAACAGAAACAGAAGCCTACAAAAAAGCACAAAACGAACTGAAAAACCAACTTTCGTTCTACGATCTTATGAATCCAATGACAGATTCCAAGACAGGAAGAATATTCGGTACAGAAAGCCCAACGTCGGCTATTGCAAAAGCTTTAACTCCAAGCAATAAAACACCCATTCGAGATTTAAACAATCTTTTAGATGTTGCTAAAAACGCGCCTCCAGATCAAAAAGAAGCAGCTATGAATGGTCTTAAATCAACCATTTTTGAGTGGGCCGGAACAAAAGCTGGATTAACTCATTCTGGAACTTTTAGCCCCAGCACTCTTTATAATGCTATGTTTAGACCAATAAAAGGGTCTCAAAACAGAATACCATTAAGTAAATGGATGTTGGACAACGGCGTAGCCAACGAAGCTGAAATTTCTAACATGAAAACTTACCTCACAGAAATGGTTAAGTTCGAAGCTGCGGAGAGTGCAGGTGAAATCGGAGAACTGGTTGAGAGAGCCGGTCCGATTATGGATTTCTATCTAGGTATTACAGGTTCTGCTATTGGTACACGCGCTCAAAGTGTACTGACCGGCGGTCAGCCCGGACCCGGTGCAATTATGGCGGCCGGTAAAGGTGCAGAAACAATGAGAAGAATTTTTGCAGATATACCAGCAACTCAACACATTGACGTCATGTCAGAGCTAATGCGTAATCCGGAATTACTGGCTGCTATGATGCGTAATCCTCGCGGTGACAAAGAAAGATCGCGTCTTGCACAGGTTGTTGGCGATTTTATGTTAGAACTTGGTTTTATTGGCCCTGCACGAAGAGGTGTTCCAAGTATTGTCCGAGAGACAGACGAAGCCATCGAAGCAGAACCTATTCCTACTTTTGAAGACGAAGAAGCATCCCTTAACATTCCGGCAGAGGCTCCCACCCTAAATGTCGGTCCTGCGCCTAGTCCTGTTATCCAAACGGCTTCAGCAAGTTTACCCCAAACTACCCCCCAATCTGGGCCGGTTAATAGGGCTAGGTATGCAGCTATGTTTCCTAACGATCCAGCCTCGGCTTTGATTAGACAAGGCATAGGGAGCATGATGGGTTAATGGTTGCTGTACCTCCACCCACTGACCCGCCTGTGCTTGCCCCTGCAAGAAACGAAGGGGCTCTTGGACTGGGGTATTACATACCGCCAGAGCTACGACAGTTTGGTAGAAATCTAATGTCTTTTGCTAGAGCAGTAGATCCTGTTCAGGGTATCATGCGAGGTATGCGGGCCACTGGAAGAGCATTTGATTCGGAGTTGCCATCAGAAGAAAGAAAAGCTGCGGCCGTCGAAGCTGCATTAGAAACGTTAGCTCCTGTGGGTATGATCGGCATGGGTGCGCTTGCAAAGCAGCCCATTAAAGCAACGCTCATGGACGTTCTAACACCGACCGGGGCTCCCGGATCAATGACAGACGAAGCGGTAGAAGCAGTGTCAGATCCGTCCCGTCGTGCTTTTATGAAAGGCGCGGCTGCTACAGGAGGGATCGCGGCCCTTGCTCCAGATCTTGCTATGGAGGCTATGAATAAAGTACCGGCGGCGGTGACTAAAACAGCGGCAAGGGTGGCTGCAAACCCTGTAAACATGGCAGCAGCCGCCATAAAGAATTTACGCAAACAAAGAGAAGAGGCCCTTGGAAATGTATATAATCAGACCGCAGATGCTCCATTAAAAGACGTTGTTAAGGCTCAAGAATTTGCAGAAGATGCTAAATACCTTATTACAGATGAAGCGGCCGCTGCAATAAGAAATCTTGACCCGTCTGATTATAGGGGTGCTGATAATGATTCTTTAGAAGACATTGCTAGTGTTTATTTTATTGAAGATATAGGAATAAATGCAGTCGATGAACCAGAATTTTTTGCAAAATTTGAACCCTTGGTTAAAGAAATAGAACGAAGAGGACTGCATACGGCAAAGGATAAAAACGAGGTTGATAAATTTCCATTTGCAAGAAGTATTTATGAAGATTTTTTACAAGGTCAAATGGACGTTTTAAGGGACAACGTGCCATACAGCGCCATTGGCAATCAAATAATACCGAAAACTAGTTTAAAAATGACAGACGATGACTCCGGTAAATCTACCGAGCAACTGATAAAAGAACTAGGCGAAAGAGCATTTAAATCTCAATACGATTTTGTGAAAAGACAATTGGAGATGGAAACTGATTTATCGCCAGAAGAAATAGATCGAATAGCTAGAATTAACGCAAGCCGTAAAGGCAGAAACATGGCAGAAGGCGGCGTAGTATCCTTTGCCCCTTACTTACGCTAACCAGTCCCTCGCATCCTCACCAAGCACCTGACTCGCTATGTCTATCTTTGCCCGCAGTGCAGTCAGTATTTTTTCATCAATAGTATCTGGCGCAACTAGGTCAATATATGTGACCTTGTTTGATTGTCCTATGCGGTGCGCTCGGTCCTCAGACTGTAGACGTATCTCCAAGTCGTAAGAGTTACTGTAATAGATAACCGTATTAGCAGCCGTCAGTGTAATCCCGTAACCGCCTGTCTTTGGTTGACCCACAAAGAAGCGTAGAGGGTCTGACTTATTTTGAAACCTCTGCACAATATCTTGTCGCTCCTCTTGTGGTGTACCACCATAATAAGTTGCGACCGCTTCGGGCCCAAAGCGGCCGCGCAAGGCATCAGCAATCCGTTGAATGTCGTGTGTATACGTCGCCCAAATTATCGCCTTACCTTGAACTTCATCAGACAGGTTCATGAGTTCATCAAGCCGGTAGCTTTTAATCTCCTGCATCTCGCCCTCATCTGGCTGCAAAAACCCGCAGCAAATCTGTTGCAATCGCATAATCTGGGTTAGGACACTTGCCGTTGTAGCAAGCTCCCCACTATCCATCTGTGCAAGTGCCAACAGCTTCATCTGGTTGTATACGTTCATCTGCTCGTGAGTCAGAGGAACGACGCGTTTGACGTAGACTTTATCTGGCAGATCCAGACATTCTTCTTTCAATACGCGGTTTGAAAACTGGTCTAGTTTGTTAGTTAGTTCTTCTAGGCGTTGGTAGCCCACAATCTGTTGAAAGCTACGGTGCCCCATGGTCCGACGTTGGACTTGTGCGTACCGTGCTTGAAAAGCAAAATAGCTGTTAAAACCAAGCGCCCTGTCCTTGAGAAAGTCACACTGACTAAACAAATCCATTGGGCTCTTTGTAATAGGTGAACCTGTCAGTATACGGCGATACAAAGCCCGCTCTCGCAACGCTACAAGGTTCTTGGTCCGCAGCGCTTTGCGGTTTTTGATCGTAGTGCTTTCATCGACAATCATCATGTTCTGAGGGTTTTGAAACAAGAATGCTTTGGCGGCATCCAAACCCCGTTGCGAACTAAATGCTTCAACATTAATTACAAATATTTTAACGCCCTCAAACTTTTCGGTAATAAAATCCACAAGGTTTGTGTCGTATCTTTTTGACTTCCCAGTGCGCCACGACATAACTTTCTTTTCGATTCGGTCTGGGAAGTGTGTCTCAATCTCACCTTTTGCCCAGTTGTCATACACGCCTTTAGGGGCCACAATCATGGCGGCGTTGATCTTACCGGCCTCAAACAAAACGGCTATATTATCTATGGCTACCTTAGATTTCCCTGTACCCATCTCCATAAAAAGAGCATAATACTCCGCGGCCCACGAATCTTCTAACGCCTTGCGTTGGTGGTCATATGGTCTGGTCTTGAACTCGAAATCTAACATTTTGCCCCCTGCGAATTTTTTTGTTGACTTTCTAAACGTATAAGATATTATCCGTTTTTGTCAAGGCCCGAAAGGTGCCTTTAATCGCGAAAGGAGAAAAACGATGAACGACAGTATCTTCAAACAGCTTGAAGAAGACTTTGAAGAAACCTTATCTTCCGTCAATAAAGTCGATCAAGGTGGTCTAACAAGTTTAGCATCACTTGCTCGAAAAATACAAGAGGAAGAAAAGAACATTGCCACTTTAGAGGAAACTCTCAAAGAGGCAAAGAAGAAGCTTCTCAAACTAACTGACGAAGACATGCCCGCTGTTATGCAAGAGGTAGGCATGAACAAGTTTGAACTGGATGATGGTTCAACTGTTGAAGTCAAACCAACCTACGGGGCTTCTATCCTCGTAGACAATCGCCCTCAAGCTTATGAGTGGCTACGCGAAAACGGCTATGATGACATTATTAAGAACAATGTCATATGCTCGTTCGGGCGTGGTGAGGACGATAAAGCGTCAGCCTTCAAAGCATTTGCTGCTAAAGAAGGTTACGTCGCAAATCAAAAAACCGAAATACATTCGCAGACGTTACGCGCTTTTGTAAAAGAGCGAGTGGAAGCAGGTGATGCGTTCCCAATGGAATTGTTTGGAGCGTGGGTAGGTCAACGCGCAGTTATTAAGAGAGGAAAGTAAAATGGCTGACAGTAAAGCAGTTGCAAAAAAGCAAGAATCAAACGTAGTTGAGTTTGACATGTCTGTGTTAGAAGCAGACGCCAGTGTTGGATTTGAAAACATTGGTCAGGAAGATTTAGCACTTCCGTTTCTAAAGGTGTTGTCCGGTAACGATCCCGTTCTGGATGACCGAAACTTCAAAGGCCGTAAGGGGGATATCTACAATACGGTCACCGGAGAATGTTTTGACGGAGAGAAGGGTATTAAGGTTATACCGTGTGCTTATCAACGTCGATTTATTCAATGGGCACCAAGGGGACAGGGTAGCGGCGCTCCGGTTGCAATGTTCTCACCGGATGAAGAGCGTCCGGAAACAGAGCGTTCGCCTGACGACAACAAAGATTATGTCAAAGGCGGCGAAGGCGATTACATCGAAGAAACGCATCAGCACTTTGTGTTGCTTGTAAATGACGACGGTGCCGCCGAAACTGCTCTGATTGCTATGAAGTCTACGCAGCTTAAAAAGTCGCGTAAATGGAACTCCATGATGATGAGCAGACAAATACAAGGTAAGAACGGACCGTTTACTCCGCCACGCTTTGGCTTTGTTTACAACCTCAAGACTACCTTTGAGGAAAATAGTAAGGGCTCATGGCATGGTTGGGAAATGTCCGTTGAAGGACCTACACCAAATCTCGACCTTTATAATCGAGCCAAGGAGTTCGCAAACAGCATCACAGCGGGTGACGTTGTTGTCAAACATACGAACGATGAATCTGGTAGCAAAGAAGACGCACCGTTTTAATCATCACGCGGCGGGGCATTAGCCCCGTCGCTGTCGTATGGGGGCAGTAATGGAAATCAAGAAGTTTGCGTCCATCTTTGATGGACTGAAAGAAGCTTACGGCTACTTCAAAATAGAGAAGACCGGTTCTAACGGTAAGGCTCAAGGTAAAGCGGGGGTTACACGCGAACCTCGGACCAAGGAACTTTGGGAAAACCATTTGCTTGGTAAGAGCATTGGTATTGGTATTATACCAATCAACGAAGACAACAATTGCAAGTGGGGCTGTATAGACATTGACCAGTATCCGCTCGACCACAAATTGCTTGTCGAGAAGATCAGACGGTTAAAGTTGCCACTGGTGGTGTGCCGTTCCAAATCTGGTGGAGCGCATTGCTTTTTGTTCTCTACTGAGTGGGTAGAAGCACGGGACATGCAGAAAGCACTGCAACATATGTCCTCGGCGCTTGGCTATGGTGAAAGCGAAATCTTTCCCAAGCAAGTCAAACTGCATCTAGACAGAGGCGACGTAGGTAACTTTCTAAACCTACCGTACTACGACGCAGAGAATGGACTACGGTATGCTTTTCTTGACGACGGTACGTCAGCGTCGATAGACGAGTTTTACGATCTGTACGACAAACATGTGCAAACACCAGAAGAAGTGGTCAAGTTACAGGTTGCGGGAAATAAAGAAACAGACTTACTTAACGACGGCCCACCGTGTCTTCAGATACTGTGTAAGTCCAAGATTAGCGAAGGTGGTAGAAACAACGGGTTGTTTAACATTGGCGTGTATCTACGCAAGGCTTTTCCAGATAGTTGGGAGTCAGAAATACTACAATACAACATGGAGTATCTTTCTCCGCCCTTGCCATTGCCAGAGGTAAACGTGGTAGCCAAGCAAGTTGCAAGGAAGGACTACGCTTACAAATGTTCAGACGCTCCAATCAACTCGCACTGCAATAAGGATCTGTGCCGTACCCGTAAATTCGGCATAGGAGCGGCTGTAGCAGGGGCTACAATCGCGAACCTACGCAAGTATAACTCAGTACCGCCTGTGTGGTTTATGGACGTTAACGGAGAGCCTCTGGAGCTAGACACGGAAGCGTTGATGAACCAGTTACAATTTCAGAAAGCTTGCATGGAACAACTGAACTTCATGCCACGGTCCATGGCAAAGCAACAATGGGAAAGTAGGATCAGTACATTGCTGACAGAAATGAAAGATAACGAGAGCGCAATAATCGAGGTAGCACAAGACGCAAGCATCAGCGGGCAGTTCTACGACTACCTTGAGGAATTCTGTCGTCATCAGCAACAGGCACAAGACAAAGAAGAGATATTATTGAGACGCCCTTGGACAGACGAAGATTCAGACATTACGTTCTTCAGATTAAAAGATTTTGAAGGGTTTCTTCGCAAAAACAAATTTTTCGAGTATAAGTCTCATAAGATAGCCCAACGCCTACGGGATATTAATGGCGAGAGTGTTGTTTTAAAAATTAAAGGGAGGGCCGTAAGAGTGTGGCAGATACCATCTTTTGAAAGCGCAGACATGGACTTCACAGTCCCACAGTTTGGATCACAAGGGGAGGCTCCGTTTTGACCGAAGAACGTAATCAGGAAATCGTGCGACTGATAGACAAACAACGCATGACTAAAACAGCCGTTGCAAAACGTTACAACGTCTCGAAACAGCGTGTGCAACAGATATACAAACGGGAGAAAGCAAGAAATGTTGAGGATATTCGGACCGCCGGGGACAGGGAAAACAACGACGCTACTTAATATGGTGGACGATGCTCTGGCTAGTGGTGTGCATCCGCACCGGATAGCCTTTCTCGCTTTTACCAAGAAGGCCGCTACAGAGGCCAAGGAACGCGCCGCACAGAGGTTTAACCTCGATCCTAAGAAAGACTTAATGTTTTTTCGTACCCTGCACTCACTGGCCCTTACAATGACTGACATACGCCCAGAGCAAGTTATGCAGTCAGAGAACTATAAGGAGTTGAGCAGGGCAATCGGTATCAGCCTCAACGAAGCCAAGGTTGTAAACTTTGAGAACGACCTGACCGACATGGTCACAAACTCGGACCCTCTGTTGGGTTTGATTAACCTTACGCGTTTGAAAAAGTCTGACCTACGCAAGGAATATAACAACAGTAATATCGAAGAAGACTGGAACACGGTAAAATATGTGGACGAGTGTTTGCGCGAATACAAAACAAAGTTGGGTCTTTACGATTTTACAGACATGCTACAGGAGTTTGTAAATCAGTCCGCCAAGTATTGCCCTCAGTTTGACATATGCTTTTTGGACGAGGCGCAGGATCTAAGCGCGTTACAGTGGGACATTGCTCATATACTTGATGACAACTCCGACCGTATGTATGCGGCCGGTGACGACGATCAAGCCATTTACAGATGGGCAGGGGCAGATGTTGACCAGTTTATTAATCTACCGGGCGGTTCCGAAACGCTCAGTAAATCTTACCGCGTACCGCGTCAGGTTCATCAGATAGCAGAAGGTGTGGTGCGTCGCATAACGAGGCGGTTTCCTAAAAGGTATGAACCCAAGGACGAGCCCGGAAATGTGACGCGGATTGATACTATCACTGGTCTGGACATGTCGCAAGGCACTTGGCTCATTTTATCGCAAGCCGGATACCAATTAAATCCAGTAGCCGCCGATCTACGGTCTAGCGGTTATTTGTTCAACTATCGCGGTCACCGGTCCATATCTGAGAAGATAAGCGAAGCTGTCAACGGTTGGGAGCAAATGCGTCAGGGCAAAGAAATAACAGGTGACGTAGCCAGAAAGATATACAGCTTTATGTCAATTGGCGACCGAGTCAAAAGAGGGTTTAAAAAACTGCCCAGTTTACAAGACGACGATTTGGTAAGCATGACTGACCTGACTGACAAACACGGTTTGCTTGCTACCGACGACATGCTCTGGTCCGAAGCAATGAACAAACTGCCAGAAACAGACAGGGCATACATCACGGCTTTGTTACGCAGAAAAGAAAAGTTCAACGGCATACCTCGGATTACAGCGTCCACGATCCACGGTGCAAAAGGCGGCGAGGCAGAAAACGTTGTCCTGTTTACCGACATTAGTCCGGCGGCTGACGAAGAAATGCGCCGCAATCCAGACGACATGCACAGAGTATTTTATGTGGGCGTTACAAGGACCAAACAAAACCTCTACATTGTAGAGCCCGAAGACGTATCAAGGAGTTATGACTTATGAAATGTTGGCATTGTAAGACTGAACTTATCTGGGGTGGGGATCACGACTGTGAGGACCACGAAGACTTTCTTATGGAAACAAATCTAAGTTGTCCGAAGTGTGGGACTTTAGTTCTGGTTTATTTACCCAAGGAGAAAATAGATGAAGCGTAAGGAAGTACTAGAAGAAGCAGCAAAACTAATTACCGGAGACAGAGCAGAACACTACGGTGATGCGTTTGAAAACCACGCTCGTATTGCAGAAGGGTGGAATATAATAATAAGAGGGGCCATGATGTCCCACGGATTGCTGACACCGGCCCACGTGGCTTTAATGATGGACTGGGTCAAGACAAGCCGACTACTAGAATCACTCGACCATGTGGACTCATGGATCGACAAGGCAGGATACACGGCCCTCGGAGCAGAACTGGCGGGCCCAAGAAACGAGGAAATAAAAATTGACAGGTTTACAAATGGCTATGTTCGCCCCAAAAAGTGAATGGGTGCCGCCACTAGAATTACCAGACCTAACCCAAGCTAAAAAAATAGCTATCGACGTAGAGACAAAAGATCCTAATTTAAAAAGCAACGGGCCCGGTTGGCCCACGGGTGATGGCGAAGTTGTAGG